CTGGAAGTCAAACGTCTTGATTTCCGCTGGTGTTTTCTCTGGCATGTTACCTGGCCTCCGAGGTGTAAGTGACCCAACATCGGCAGTTGATAATTTCTTCAATCGGCGGATCGTTCGAGGTGTCGCCGGGGAAGTCCATGTCGACTCCGCTCAGGACAAACGGCTCGTGAATCGTGAGCCCAGCGCGGTAGCGCGTCTGCGCGTCGTCGTGTGTGTCGCGCACGAGACTATCGTTCTCCGTCGTCCAGTGCTTTAGCAGCACCAGCTCCGTGCTCTCCGCGCCCACCATGGTTCCATAGTTCGAGACGCCGACGATCTCCGTGTCCGCGATGACCTTGCTCCGGTTCTTCGCATAACGTTCGTCGTAAAGCTCCATGAGACTGTCGACGATGTCCTTCGCGGGATCGCCGGCATCGATCCCCGAGCGGAGGATTTCCTCGATCTGCGCCTTCGAAGTCTTGGCGATGAGCTTCGCCTTCCGCGGGATCTCGGCCCGGAAGAAGACGCGCATCTGTCGGATGTAATCCGCGACGGCCTTCTTCTCTTCCTCGGGCTTCGTACTCTTGGGAAGCGTCGCGCGCATCCGGTTAAAGAACCAGCGCGCCGCGACAAAGAACCACTTGGTGTAGATCCCCACGAGGAGCGCCGTGCGCTCGTCAAGAAGCGCGTTGATCTCGGGCTTGGCCTTGAGGAGATCCGCCTCATGACGCGCGAGGATCTTCGCCACGAGATTCCGTTCCTGCCGGAAGTGGCGCTTGAGATCCTTGGCGAGCTGAGCGGCGAAGACGCCGCGCTCTCGCTCGAGCTGCTGGAAGGCCACGCGCTTCTCGTCCACCGTCTTTAGGTTGACGAACCGCAGCGTCTTCGCGGGCTCTTCCTCCCCCTCCTCTGCCGGCGGCGTCACCGGCTCTTCCTCCTCGGGCTCCTCCTCCTCTTCCTCGCCGCCGAAGCCCGGCATGAGCGGGGCCTGGGACATGTCGGCGCGCGGTTGATCGTACTTCTCATCCTCGATGCGCTCGTAGCCCGTGGCCTCGCGCTGCTCGTTGATCGAGATCCAGTCAGCCGCCGCCACCCTGTCATACATCTGCTGACGATTTTCCTGAAGAGCCTCAATATCGTCTCGATCATATTGGAGCCTCACTCCCCCGCCGAAGAGGGGCGCAAGCCAGTGGTTGAACTCGTCGCGCAGATAGTCCATGAACGGGAGGACCACATCCTCATAGAGCGCGCGACGTGCCTCCTGATAGTTCGAGTAAGTCTTGTTCTCCGAGTCCCCAACCAGCTCCGGCGGATAGTTGACGCTCATGCAGATCCGCCGCGCGATCATGCGGAGGCCCTGGACAAAGTCGAGATCGTGAGGGCTGAGGCCCGTCGGCGTCCACGTCACGCCGTTCTCGAGGAGCTTCGGACGTATCGAATTGCGCCCGCTCCAGTTGTCAGCGATCTCATCGCGCAGGCGCGCGAACTGATCCGGCTGGAGCTCTCCCTCTACGCGGAGTATGCCGCTGGGGCGCCCGCCGTTCCGCACCAAGTCGTAGTTCCAGCGGAGCGCCTCGTTGTCGGTGTCGATGGAGCTCGCGGCCACCACGAGAGGCGACTTCCCGTAGAAGTCATCCGTCGGGGAGAACACCTTCAAGTGGAGGACGTTCTCGCCCAGGAGTTTGACGGGCGCGGCGGAGCCCACGCGATACTCGTACCACTGGAGATTCTTGTCCTGGCTCGCGTCGTACTTGATCGTGACGCGATCAGGGCGCAAGGGCCACAGCTCCATCTTCCCCATCGTCTTCTCGGTGTAGGAGTTCCCTTCCGCAAAGTAATAGACGCTCGTCGCCCTGAGGAACGTCGAGCGGCTCATCGTGGGGTTCGGGCGCTGCCAGAGTTGGTAGAGGGGATGCGCCTCCTGGTTCGGCACCTCGGAACCGTCGGGCGCCTCGAGGTACCAAGGGATTCCAGCCACGGCGTCCGCGATCCCGGAGACGCAGGCGTTGACGACGACGTTTCCCTCGTAGGCCTCACGCGCAACCTTCTCCAGGTCATCGCTCGTCCAGGACGCCATGCCGCGCCCGACGACGATGGCCTTCGACGTGGCGCTTTCCTTCCGCTGGAAAAGCCCGGTAAACCAGTCTCGGATGCTCATAGCGTTCTGATCCTTGGTTGACGCAGGTGGAGGAGCTGGGAGGCCCCGTCCGAGAGCGTGTCGACGATGTCATCGTGGGCTGCCTCGGGGAAGGCGAGAAGCTCCGCCTCGAGATCGTTCATCCACGGGGCGCTCTCCGGAAACCAGATGGCTCCCGATTCCATGCGCGCCTGGAGGAAGCTCGCGCGCGCGATCTTGTCGCGGGAGTCGCGCTTGATCTCGTGAATGGGGAGCCCCGTTCGCCGCGCCGCCTGGATCAGCGTGAGCTGGTAGCCCACCGACTCGATGGCAATGAACGAGTGCCGCCACTTCTCCCAGCTCGCACGGATGAGAGGCACCTGATCGGGGCCTTCCATGCGGACGCGCTCGCAGTCAAGGACGAGGAGCGTGTTCGTCGGCGTGACGCCGAACGTCGTGACGACGGTGTAATCCGCCGAAGTCTTGAGCGACGCCGCGAGATCCACCGTGGCGAACTTCCAGATGTCCGCGGCCTTGATCGCGGTCCCGTTGAGCTGGTAAGTCTCCCCGCCGTTGGAGTACCACTTGAACCATTCGCGCTTGAAGAAGTTCCCGGTTGGGTTGTCGAACTCAGCGAGATACTCGCGGCGGTAGCCCCACTCTCCGAGCACCTCCCGCGCATAGTCGAGCTCCACCTGGGAGACGGTCGCCGTCGTCGTGGGGCCGCGCCACGCCGCCCATCCCTTCCGCGTCGCGGCGTCGAGGAAAAGCTGGTGAAACCAGTTCCCCATCTTGGCGCTTCCGTTCGGCGTCGAGATGAACCAGCACCATCCGCGCTTGTCCGAGAGCGAGGGGAGCACGCTCTTGACGGCGTCCTGAGCCATGAACGCCGCCTCATCGATGACGACGCCATCGAGGCCGTCGCCTCTAAGGGAGTCTGGATCGTCCCCGCTTCTGATCGTCACCGAGCCGCCGCCGGGGAACTCGATTCTCTTGTGCTGCTCGTTCTTTTCGATCCAAGCGTCCTGCGAGGCATGGCGCAGCATCCGCCAGATGACGCTGGCGATGCCGTAGGTGGGCGCCACCCACCAGATATTGCCCCCGGTGATCGCGCCCTTCCATGACTCCGTCGATGGGCCGTGCCCGGTGAGGACCGCGATCATGCCCATGACGCTCTTCCCCCAGCGCCGGCCGTGGACGGAGACCTTGTATCGCGCCGTGGAAAGCAGCTCCGTGATTTGCTCCGGGTGCGGATGCGGGAGGATGACGCGCTTAGTTTCTGGAGACGACGGCATCGGGCGCCTCCAGAGCGAAGTCCGCTTCGCGCCTCCAGTCCTCGGTGAACGTCACCTCAACGCGGTGAGTGATTTCCCCCGTCTTCTCCTCCTCGATCTTCACCGGAGCGTGGAGCCCGAAGATGCGGTCCTTCTCGATCTGCGCCGCCAGCCGCACCGAGGCAGGGCAATCCCTGTCGGTGATGAACCCGTCGAGGATCATGATCGCGTTCATCAGCGGCGCCTGCGTGTCCTGGCCGAAATACTGGCGGATGAGGATCTGCCGGGCGAAGCGGATGAAGTTGGCGGCGAGCTTCGGGGAGATCCCGAACTCCATCGCCACGAGGCGGCTGATGATGAAGTCGTACTCGCCTCTCCGTAGGAAGTGCAAGCAGCGCGCGAAGACCTTCGAGCGGGCCTCGGCGTTTCTCAGGTTGCGCTTGGAGAGGATTGTTTTCATGAGGCCTTCACGTCCAGGTATCCGCTCCCTTCGAGCTTCTCCCCGGCAACCGTCGTGACTTTGCAGGTGACGGTGTATCGGGTGTTCGCCGTGCCGGCGGTGATCTTCGCCTGCACGACGGAGCCCGAGTAGCTCGTGCTGCCGCAGACGATGTGCCCCGTGCCCGTGGGGAGAGCCGTTATCGTGGCGGAGGCGATGTTGTCTTCGTCCTCGAGATCGTCCGCGAAGTCGAACTTGAAGAACTTCTCTTCATAAGTCGTCTTGCGGAGAATCTCATCGCACAGTTTCAGCGGCATCGGAAACCTCCCTCCCGCGCTTACGCGAGCGTGAGATCGATGTCACCGATTGCGAAGCTCGCGGTGTCGCCGCTGTTTACGGCCTTGTTCGGCGTCACGTCGCCCCACCAAAGGTAGTTCGAGGTGCCGTCCACGAGCGCGAACGCTACGACGGTCCCCCAGTCACCTGTCGCCGTGGTGAACGTGATCGCTGAGGAGTTGGCGATGGCGCCCGAGGCCGCCGTGCCCCAGAGGCCAGAGGTTGCCGCGCGCGCGTAACTCCCGCCTGTGCACTCCGTGCCGCCACCTGTGTCAGTCGGCGCAACGGTGAAAAGCGCGCAGGAAATCGTCGGCGTTGCGAACGCTGTCTTGCCGACGGTGAGCTCGAGAACCTTGTTCTCGGCGTAATCCGCCATTGATCCCGCCATGCGAAAGGCTCCTAAAAGGAGGGCTTGTTACTGCTCTGAATGAACCAGGGCCTTTTTCACAACCGCAGGCGCTGTCCATTGCCTTTCGCAAAGTGCTATTTTGTACGTGTCGATTATCGCTGGAACATGCCAGATGTCAATGACGCCCTCGACGAAGGCATCGAAGAGCTGCGCCGTGGCGGAGCTCGTGGCCGATGCCGATCCATGGAGGGCACGTGCAACCGCAATGAAGGATGTTGCCCCAGACGTGGCATCCGCCGTGCCCACGAGGCGAATCGAAATACTGATTGCGCCGGCAGCCGTCGAGGTGGACGCCGCCGAGCCCGAGAGCCAGCGGGTGTTCGTGATGACGGCCCCGGCGGAGCTGGTGGATGCGGCCGCGCCCACGAGCTTCAGCATGAGGCTCATCGCCCCGGACGCCGTGGATTCCGAAGCGGCGGATCCGGCAAGGCCCCTGGTTCTCGTGATCGAGGCCGAGGCCGTGCTCGTGGAGTCCGCCGCGCCGATGAGCTGTTTCACCCCGCCGATGGTGGAAAGAACCCCTGCCGCCGTGCTCAGGGAGTCGGCGGCACCCGCAAGTGGAATGGCCTTGCTGAGGGACGCCGAGGCGGTGGAGACGCTGTCCGAGGCCCCGATGAGCTTCCTTGCTATCGAGAGGGCTCCTGCGGCGGTGGAGACCGCGTCGCTTGAGCCCACCAGCTTCCTGGCGACGGCCAGGGTCCCGGCAGCGGTGGACGTGGAGCTCGCCGCGCCGATGAGAGCCTTCCCCGAGGAGAGGACGCCGGCGGCCGTCGAGGTGCTGTCTGCCGCGCCCGCCAGGGGGACGGCTCGTCGCAGGAAGCCGGCAGCCGTCGAGAGGGAGTCGGCGGCCCCATGGAGAGCCCAGATCCCCGTGATGTGCCCGGCGGCCGTGCTCGAGCTATCCGCCGCTCCTACGAGGCCTCGAGTCCGAGTCAGAGCCCCCGCCGCCGTGCTGGCTGAATCAGCGGCCCCGACGAGAGCCACGAGGTTGGAAAGCTTTCCCGCCGCTGTGCTTACGGAGTCCGCCGCGCCCACGAGCTTCAGCGAGAGGATGATGGCGCCCGCCGCCGTCGAGAGACTGTCCGATGCCCCGACGAGCCCCCTCGTGCGGGTGATCGCGGCGGCTGCGGTGGAAGAGGAGTCCGCAGCGCCCACCAGGCCCCTGGTTCGGGTGAGAGCGCCCGCCGCCGTCGAGGTTGAATCCCCTGCGCCCACGAGTCCGCGCGTGATCGTGAGGGATCCGGCGGCAGTGCTTGAGGCGTCCGAGGCCCCCACCAGTGCCCTGGCTATCGTCAGGGCGCCGGCCGCGGTGCTCGTGGAATCGGCGGCGCCGGCCAGGAGCTTCTCCGATATTTCAGCCTCTGGAGCGAGGATCGTCGCCGGGAGGCCGTTCCTCCAATACTTCTCCGTGCCCGGCAAGTAGCTCGAATGCACCATGCCGTCGATGGGGAGGCCGACGATCCAGTATTTCTCTCCACCGAGGAGGGACGCGGCGGGAGGGCCGGAAGGCGCAGGTACCGTATCGAGGACGCCGGCCGCCGTGCTGGTTGAGTCCGAGGCCCCCACAAGCCCGATGGTGGCGTGAAGGACGCCGGCTGCTGTCGAAGTTGAACCCGCAGCGCCGATGAGTGGAACGAACTTCCCGAGGATCGCGGCGGCGGTGCTCGTCGAGTCAGCGGCCCCGATGAGCTTCCGAGCGACGGCCATCACCCCAGCGGCCGTCGTCGTGGAACCGGCGGCCCCGATCAATGGAGCCAGTTCCCCAGCAAACGTGATCGTCCCGGAGAACTCCACCCATCCCGCGCCGTCCGTCGTCTGCGTCTGGTCCTCCGGGAGATCCGTCGCGTTTTCGCCCCACTTCCCCCACGCGGAGATCGTCGAGCCGGAAGTTGAGTTGCGATACCCGATCTCGACGACGAGACGATCTCCGAGGACCGTGGTGTATGACGACGCCGGCGCGAGAGCGTCGCCGTTTGCGATGTAGGCATTTCGATGCGTGGTGGCCGTCGTAAATTCCAGAGCCGATCCGTAAGCCGCAACCGAGAGGAGTTGCCGCCTGAGGGTTGTGCCGTCTTCGGATACCACCTTGATCGAGCAGCACACCTGATCGACGTTGTCGTTCACCGCCGACTCGCGCACCATGAGCTGGCCCTTCACCGTCCAGGACGTGGTGAAGACGATGTCCGCCGCCATGCGTGTCGAAACGTACTGCCGATCAAGCGCGTAGTAGAGAGATGTCCAGTTCCCGATCTGCGTCCCCGCCGTGATCGCCGATGTGCCCTTCACGTGGGCAAGCTTCCGTCGCACGCCCTCGCTGTTATAGTTCCAGCCGGCGTCGAAGCTCGGGTTCACGGCCGAAGCCGTCGTCACTGGGAAGTAAAGCCGCGTTGCCATTACGCTACAGTCCAGTCATCCACGTTCACCCATCCCGCCGTGCCGTCGCAGTCCACGTAGAACTCAAGGACGCCATCCGTCTCCGCCGCTGTCGTCACTGCCGAGAGCTGCTCCCACGCTCCCTCGCTCGAGACCGTCGCCGTGTCGAGCGTCGAGTCCGCGTCGATGTACCCCATGCGATCCGAGCGCTTGACGCGCAGGCGCGCGCGGTTCCCGTTGTAATCCTCGCCGTCGCCAACGACGCTTTCCCGCACCCAGACGGAAATGGTGCACGTCCCGCCGTTCCCCATCGCCACGCGCTTCGTCTCGCTCTCGAGCTTCTTGTCGGCGCTCGAAGGATCGAGGCGCACGGAGGGGGACGCCGTCTTGTAGAGCGTCGTGTCGTTCGTCAAGATCCCATGCGGATACCACGTCATGAACGCGCCCTCAACCTGATCGTGATCCGAGGAGTAGACGACGGAATCTTCCTCCACCGTTGCCGCCCCTACAATCTCCGTCGTGCTGCCGAGCTTCGTATTGTGGAGCCGCCAGTTGTGGAGGCAGCCAGCCGTCGCGGAAAGGTAGAGATCCCCCGTCGTGTGCGCCGCGTAGATCCCCGTGGCGACGCCGATCTGAGAGTCATAAATGTCAACGTCGTACTGAAACACGCCGCCGATCCAGATCCCGTAGCCCGTGGCGAGATCGGAAGAG